ATGGGAATCGCTTACACCTGAACCCCCAAACTTAATCGGGGCATAGGAACCACATCAGTTACCTCTGCGGTCATCAACTGGAGGGGAAGTCAATTACCTTAACGTCATGTCTCCGCTTCTCACCAAAAATGGAATGTCGGAGTAGTTAAGAACCTCACTTATGTTGATGAACCTATTATACACAAAAAAACCACACTGTTACATGTGGTTTGTGACGGTTATTCATCTGGTTGTTCCCAAGGTTTATCATGGGATAAATCTAACCATTTTGGTAAATGGTCTTTAATCCATGCTATGATCTTCTTCATCAGTTATGAGCATCAAATTTAGATGGCACTGCTAATGGATCAAAATCTGGTTCTGGAACTGGATAAGTCTCAGGTGTTTGAGGATCTACATTATTTGGTTCATCATAATATCCTGTTGGATTTGCTTCACTTGATGCTGTACCAACTGGATATGTTGTTGGGTCAGTTCCATAATATCCATCAGGATTTGCTTCACTTGATGCGTAACCTGCAATCACTCCTGTTTGTGGTGGTGCAGTATATGTTTGAACCTCTTCTGGTACTTGATGCACATCACTGTGACCATCAACATAAAATGCTCCACCAAGATCATGGTCATAATATCCATAAGGATTTGCTTCACTTGATGCAATACTCACATCACCATACAATGTGGTATCTACATTATATGTTGCAGTTGGATATGCTGCGGTTGAACCTGCACCAACTGTGGTATCAATATGATATGGATGATCGGGTGGATAAATGCTTGTATCAATATTCACTGTACCAGTATCAGCAGTAGCATAATACTCAGGTGCATCAAATGCTGTTCCTGCATAGGCAACCACACTATCATCAACCCAATGAATTGACTGTGCTGCTTGATCAGCATCAAACTGTGCAGCATTTTGTTCTTCTACCTTATCCGCTAACTCTGCTGCAACTCTTGCTGCTTCCTCAGATTTAGCGATTGCTGCTACTTGTGCTCTTCTGTGCTCTTCTGCTTTATGTGCAGCATGACCTGCCAAAATTCCCTTCAAATCCTCAAGGAATATTTGTGATGTTACACTTGCATCATTCAAATATTCATGAACTACTTCGTTTAATCTTCCCTTCCTGTTGTCTTCGTACATTGCTACTAATTCCTCTGTGTCCATGTTCCTCACCATACTTGATATCTTATTATATATCAGTGTTCCACATTTATCAATGGTGCTTCCCTGAATTGTGAAGCAGCAATATTTAATGATGATCCTTTATGTGCAATGATACTTTTAGAATATGCCATTGCAAAGAAGTCAAGTGATAATTCTGTGAGATACTTTGTTAAGTTTTGATACCTAAGACCTAATGCTTTTTTATAATCATTAAGAATATGATCTCTAGTAATGATAGGATACTTCCTTGCCCAATACCTATAGTATTTTAATGGCATATCACTACAGATATAAAATTTTGCTTCTGGATCATCCTTTAAAATCTCATCCATTATGTTAAAATAGTTCTTATCAGGTATATACCTGAATATATCACTATGAGTAATCTCTTTACCAATGTGCCACTTCCAAGGACTCTGAACTAATGGATGTCCACCACTCTTATCTCTTTTAAACATGGATTGTAATGATATTGGCATACCATCTAAATCACTATCCTCAAACCAAATACCATTCATTCTTCTTAAATGAATAGTATAAAACTTACCAAATGCTTTTTTAAATACATTCTCATACTCTGGATACCTTAGTTTAATCGCAGATGTAGGTTCATCATATCGACCCCAAAATCCTATTCTAACTCCCCTTGGTTGATCTATTACCCATGAATTTATAAGTATATTCTTATTTTTACCTAATTTTAGTGATTTTCTCTTTTTAAATGCATTTACAAGACGTTTTACACCAACATAATCTAATGTATCCAATACATCAGGATCATATAGATCATCACTTACAAATGAGGTATATGGGAAGTCAAAGAATATATGTTCAGGGAATATTGATTCTTTAAATTGAATAGTAAACTTATGACCACTCAACTGATTTAACAATGCTGCTTGTCTCCAAAATAATATCTTCTGCCCAAACCCACAGTCAACAGGATCACATTGGTATGGATCATAACCATCCAGTTTATAAGATCTACTATCCTCATAATGCGAATAGACCTTATCACATCTCATTATATACATCAGTAGATACCATGCTCATCTATCTGCATTATTTTATTAAACAGACTGAACGTAAATCTCCTAAAATTATATTCTTTTGGTGGTGGTACAACTATTGGTGAACCATACCCAGTAAATGATGTACTATCCTTAAAATCAAATACAATACTATTCCTTAGATCACTACATGATGGTCGTATCATTATTAAATAACCACTATTAATCTGAGGTAGATCAAATGTTATATTAAATAGGGAACTCCGATCATTTATATCAACACTACTACTATGAATAGTCTTTGACTTAGCATGAAGAGTATCCAACAACTTACAATTTGGAATAGTCTTCAGTTTAAATGGAGATAAAATCTCAAACCTACGATTATGTCTCACCGTCTTATAATAATCAATAAACTCCTGACCAATATCCACACCAGTATCCAATTCAAACTCCCACTCCTTATAATCGCCAGGTTTTCCTTGTACTAAATCCTTATCTTTACATAGATCATGTTGATAATCAATTAGTTGACGATATAATTGTACGTTAGGAGCAACGACACTAAATTTTAAATGATAATGACTAGGAAGAATAAAACATGGGTGTTCTTGATTAATCTCCTCATCAAATGTATTCAACATCAATTCATTCCATATGTAACTACCCATAATCTCATGGAATAGAACATCAATATTATCACCAAGATCATACTCTCCTCTATTCCATCTACTTATTCTAAACTCATCATTTATTACTGATAATCTATCACCACTTATCATCATCTTCTTCCTACATTGCTCAATATGATTTGCAGATGCAGTATTCTGTTCAAAACATATAACTTCCTTAGCACCATGCTTCAATGCCAAAAATGCTAGTAATCCACTACCAGCACCAACATCAACACAACGCTTCCCTTTACAATCTTTTAAAATCTCATCATAAAATCTATTACGTGCATGATCCTCCATCAAACCATCCAATCCATCATAATAATATTCTAAATTATGAGAACCTTTAAGTGTTTGGAATTCTTTTAACGCAGTAGAATAATGTGCTTTAGAATTCTTACTCATTCTCTATCTCATCTGCTATTTTATATAACTCCTGCGTAGATTTGTATGTAAGACTATCACACTCATCAACACATGCCTTTAAGAATCCTGCTAATGCTTTAGCACCGATCTGTGCTTTATTTAATCGTGTTTGTTTTGTTAATTCTGTAATAGCAATTAGATAAGACTTTACTAATCGCTCTCCTCGTTCAGTCATCGTCATTACTCCTCAATTCAGTATTTAATAGATAAAACCAGATTATACCCAATACTATTATAGTAAATAGTCTGATATTTTCCCAATTAACCACAATCATTTTTCATGTGGTAATGGAACACTATTATCTATGAATGGATTAAAGTCGTCAGATGATACTGTAGGCATCTTGACAAATGTAAATGCACGTTGATCTGGATTATCTAATCCCACCCACTTATCATTTATAAAATGACCAGCGATAGTCGCAGTCTGGTCAAAACCATTCATGTCTGGTTTTAAAGTATGTGTCCATTGCTTTTTACCACTAGCATCATCTATCTTTGAATCAATAGTTTGTTCTGTTGTTGCTGCAAGTGAGTCTTTGTTGACCCAATTTGAGAATGAACCAGGTTCGTCAGCATTAAAGTCTTTAATACGTTGAGCAAGACTCTCATCACCATGAATATCCTCTTGCATCCAATACTTAGGATACACTACCTTCTTACTATTTGACATCTCAACACCCCATAGACCATAGGTGCTGTTTGCCATTATATGATAATCACACAAATGCATCATACAATGGTCGAATGAATAATTATACCAATTATTCTTTATCTTCTTCTTACCTGCTGGTGCAAGTTCCTTAGCAATTTGTTGAACAGGTACACCAGTTCTCTGTGATGCTAACATCATTGCCATCTTGTAATAGAATCTACCCATACCAGACTCATCAATAATCTCATCAATCATCTGCATCCATTCACAATCAATCATATTATTATCATTGCTTAGATCAGTAACCAAAGTGAACCTATCACTCTGCCACTTAGGATTGTTTAAGATATAATCCTTATCATTAGTAAAGATTAGCACTGGCAAACCATCAGGCATTTGCTTAAGTGCATCAATATAATAATCATCATCAATTAAGAACATGCCACTTGAGATCTCAGTGAAGTCACCTCTCCTAAAATGCATAGAGATTACAGGAGTATCACCAAACATCTTTTGCTTCCATGCTTTACATATGTCTTGGATGTCACCTCTATATGTAAAATGCTTTTTAATATCTGTTATCTGTGTTGTATCAATACTATTAATTGGTGTTGGATACCCAAATAATATACCACCATCCTTCGCTCTTGGTATTATATCCTCAAACTGTTCCTGATCCAAAAATTCTATTACAATGTCCTCATCTATTGGTGTATCATCACTAAATGTCCTTCTACCCTGTCTTAATATCTCTGGTGCTACCATCTTATCATGTGCTTCTTCATCAATCTCTAATGACTCAAAAGTATTCTTAAGTGCAAGCAACTCAAACTTACCAGCAGCATACTTTAACCCTGATCGGTTACATAATGACCTCATCAAAGCATATGATGACATTTGGTATCCCAATCCACTACCAGTAAATTGATGCTCCTCGTTTAATCTCAGTGCCATTGTTAATACTTTTATTGACTATTTAGAAGTATAGTATCCAATTGTCATCACACTTCACACCATGACCTTGCAAACTAATTCTCTTATCATCAAAATCAAGGTTAAAACCTGGCGCAATTTGATGAACTAACTTACCTGTGAACCAAAACATCTGACCTACTTTATATGGTACTACTGTTGGTTCACCATAATCACCCCATTGACTATAATCCAATTCCTTCATGTGCTTAGTATATTCATTATCAATCTCATACTGCTTCATTGACTCCTCTTCCCAAGTATTCAGACCACCACCATTCATAGGTAGACATAATGGTAGAGTAAATGATAACACATTTTCATAATCTATCTCTTTAAATGAATTATCAAATAAAAACTCATGCTTCTCATGTTGTAGATCTAAATGTATAGTTGCACTTGGTTGCTCCATATACATTTTGGTTGCCATCTTTGGTGGTTCATTAGGTTTAGCACTAAACACATGGAATCCTGGATATGCAAGATGATCCCACAATGCACAACGTCCAAGAACCTTATCAAATGCAACCATCACCTCACGATATAATCCACCAAAATACTGTGCAAATATAGGATTCTGTTCCTTAGTATAACGATAGTATTCTTCTATGCTGCTTATACCATCAATATATGTTGCAGCACCAAGAGTATAAAAATCAACAGGATTACTTTGATTAGGAGTGAATCCACCCTCAGTTGAGTAGATACCTCTTGATATCCACCAATCACTAAGAGCATCAATATCTTTTAAAACAATATCAATCTGCTCTTGATTTAATACATCTAAGAATCCACTATTCATTTCTTTTTAAAGACACCAAACTTAGATAGTAACCACATTGTAACTATTGTCCAACCTATTACATACCACATCATTCATCCTCCTTTACTTTAATATCATACTCAATGACAATCTTCTTAGATGATCTACCGACTGAATTTAATGTCTCATACTGGTTGAACTCACCCTGTAATAACAGTGCTACTGTCTTCCTATCTAATCCACATAACTGCTCACAATTCTGAAGTGACTTGCGAACTGTCTCTAATGCATCAGGTTTTACATCCTTAGTAAATCCATTCAAGTCAGTTGTTTTAGCATTTTCTAATGCTTTATCAATATCTAAATGGAACTCATCACTCATGCAACCTCTTCCCAATGGGAATCGTTACCATTTTCTTCCATTACTTTTACTTTACGACTGACATGCTTTGGTTCTGCATTTACTGCTAACTGTGCAGTCACAGTATAATAACAATCAATTGCACCACCACTACCAGACTGAACAACTATCTTCTTACCCCACTCTACTGCCTTAACAAATAGATCTTGGTGTACTCCAATAGGTGTCAACTGTACATTAATAGTTGCAGGATCAATGGTTCTCACTGCTTCAGGTGGTTTGTTACCTAACCAATCATCAGGTAGATCAATAGTAGTATTATTCTTTAGTCTTCCACTAAATGATACACCACCACTTGCTTCAAGGAATGTCAATGCACCAACTGCTTCATCATAGATAGCATACTTTGGTTTAGCGTTAGGATCAGTCATGAGTTTGCTTCCTTCAATGCTTCAACTATAATTCTTTTAAGTTGATTTGACTTCTTCTTCCCAAGTCCTGCTCTTGTGTCTATCTGTACTTTTAACCAGTACACAAATGCAAGAACAAGAATGAATTGAATACCTTCACCCCATGACAGGTTCCATGCTTCATTCAAATCCAGCGATGCTGCTGCTAATAGATTAATCATCTAAATTCTCCAATTTTACATAATTTTGCGTCAACAGATTCAGGTGTTGCTTTAACACGATAAACCACCTCATCCTCTTTACCTAGTTTGGTTAGCATATCTGCTACCTGATCCCATAGGTGTTTGTATTGAGAGTCATTCATTTAAAGATACCTCCAATCCATTTAGTGAACATTACCCAAAGAGATTTACGAGCACTGCCCTCAATCTCATCAAACATATTCATATTAAGTTTGAACGCATAGTTTGCTTCAGATATTATAGCATCTATCTGTGATTGATCAAGTTCTAACGCATCTAATGATGCACGATACTCATTCTTATACTCTTTAGCATCTTCTATCTTATCAAAATCATAGAAGTGTAACCCTTCACCTTCTGGTAATGTTAATGCCTTCTCTGCTATACCTTTGAGTATTTGTCCTCCTGATAGATCACCAATGTATCTGGTATAATGATGACCAATCAACAACATCTTATCCACCTCACGTATTCGATTAACATACTGCTGACATGCGTCAGTTGGTGTTATGATTGCTCTCCAATTTGGACCATAATAATACCTGAGATCTCTCTCAAGTGATTGTGTTCTGTATAATACAGGATCATCAATCACTGCTACCGCAACATCATCATGATGTTTGCTGATCTCCTCCTCCATTGCTCTATAAACAAAGTAGAAGTTTGCTATGAGTTTACGATACTCTTCAGGATCAAGTACACCTCTAAGGAATGATGCAACAAATTTGGTATTCTCTGCTGCGGAGTGTGACTTCTTAGTTCCTGTCTTTAGTTCTTTTGATAGTGTCATAGATCTAACTCTAATTGTATGTCTTGTCTAATACGTGTCTTAACGTATTTTAAATCCTTCCAGTCTTGTTGATAGCATAATAGTAATGTATGTATCATGCGATGATTGTCATTTTTAGCATATTGACAATCAGGTTTAGGTTTAACATTAGTCTCTATTGTAATGTACTGGGGACATGTAGGGAATCCTCTCTTCTTAATTGGTGGATCACCGACAAAATATACCCAACCCTCATCTAACTGTCCGTGTCTCTCCCAAATAACATAGTCATCGACTTTAGGTACATAGGATTCACTCATAGATCCTCAAGAGTTAAGTCATTAATGAATAACCAATCCTCTGGTGAATCTTCACCATCAACAACAAACTCTTCATGAATTGCAGTAGAATCATCAATACGATCTTCTAACACTGCAACAGTTATACAAGACATGAAGTGTTGCTCCACATTCTCTATACACTGCTCATGTACTATGTCAATCTTCTTCATACCATCCCCCAAAGATATTGTTGATCATAGTATCTATGTCGTGAATGATGACACGATACCAACCTCTTCTGTCTCATCTACTTTGAGACGTACTGCATTTTTAACCTTTGGTAATATATGACCTACATGGTCATCTTGATAACCATCATTTAACTCTCTACACAGATCAAAACATTCTTGATCATCTTTTGCAACTACATTAATTACACCACCGTACTCTGACTGTGGGAATGGAACCCAATAGTCAACGATGTAAAGATACTTGTCCATCATTGGAGTAAAAGAACAGGTGTATTCTAAAGTAAAACACCCTCTCCGTCAAGCGGAGAAGGTGTCGTGGTCATCAAGTTGATCTTCGTTGAATGATTCAAATACATCCTCGTTAAGATCATCTTCTTGGTCTTGGATGAGAAGGAGATCGTCGTTCATGTGAATCCTTTTGGTATATACCTATTATACACACACTAACCGACATGCACTACCATATTGGGACACTTCTTAATGTGTCTGTAATATTTGGGATTACCTGTGAAGTGTGAATATAATTCAAGTTCACGCTTCCTAGCATCTATCTCATGTGGTTGGTTCTCATAATCATCTCTGTTTATTACCTCACCTTTATATCTCATCTTACGATCTACACTGGTAAGACTACCACTAACCCATTGATGCACATGAGTCAACTCATGCATCATTGTTGTAATGTAGTTATGATTATTCATCCTTGCTTGCAAGGTGATCTTAAATTCTCTAGGTCTTCTGAATCCATCTATAACATCACAGAATCCAAAAGAATCATCATACACCAATCCACAATGATGAACATCAATCTCTATCTTGTGCCTTGGCATATACTCAGCACAAAACCATTGAAGGATATCAGTACAAAGACGTTTAGAGTATCCATAACCTGATGTGCTGTAAAGGAGCATTAGAAGAACCTCATCTCAAGTGTACTGATAGATGCAAATGCAACACGTACACCCCAGTGCATCATCCATATGAATGAGACAATGAAGATTAACTTCTCCTTAGCAGTCATGTCTTTGCTCATTGGCACAACTCCTCAAATCTTTGGTTTGTAATGTTTATTCTATCATCTTCATCCAAATATGGGAACTCCTCTGTTACCTCATCAAATAGGTTTAAGAGAATCTCTTCATGATGTAGTGTGCTCACTTTTTAACCTCCTTTTGTTCAAAAAACCACATGATTAACCATAGTATTCCGAAGACCAATGCTATTCCAACAATGTACTTCCAATACATGAATAATAAAAACGCACCAACCCAGAATAATAATGCACTGATGCCTTCTATTGCACCCATACTACTACCTCCTGAATAAAAATTGTCGTCACTACGACGAATGTTAATGGTTTGTTGGGAACCGTAGACTCGCTCGAATTGGTCTTTAGCACCTTGAATTGTTGCTGCATTAGCAGTCAAATTCTGGTAACCTTCTTTAGTTCCCAAATAACATCTTGCTGTCCACTGTGCCATGATTAAACTCTGTAAACCTCCCAATCTGTTTTGTTTACTGATTCTCTGCAATGTAAACATGTGATTGCAGACCAACTAAAGTGATATACTTTAGCATTTTGTGAGCATTTTGGGCAAGTAATCTCCTTACCCTCATGTCCTGCTCTTGTGTAACGATTGACTTTAGTCATGCTTAAGATTACCCTCCTCATCATACCAATCATCTGTGACATTCTCAAGTTCAACAGATTCTTTGATCTTATTGTATTCTGCTGTTGTGAATGGTGGTCTAAGATTATTAGTCCAGTCTGGTTCATCAGCAGGATTGTCATAGTGCTTTGCAGGTACTACATTCTCAAGTACTTCAAAGATCTCATCCATTTCTTGAACAAGTTCTTCATCATCATTACCTTGACTGTATCCTTCAAGGACATAAAGAATAGTACTGATCTGACCCTCAGTGAGAGGACAGTTGAATGTTTGTGGTTTGAAGAGTTTCTTAGGCATGAGGATCGTATTTGCGAAGGATGTAAAGTGCGAGGGCAACACCAATTGATGTTGAACCGATTAAAATGATTAATAAAGGCATAATTCTATCTCATGTAAAGGTAACCACCTGCCCATTGTGCTCTGTTATAACATGCTTCACGCTCTTGAATGATGCGTAAATCATATCTAACATGCTTTGCAGGTGCTCTCCAAGATGCTGGTTTGTAAACTTCACCAGTATTCTTGTCAACAAATGCATGAACACCACCACCTTCGTAACAGTTATCTCTATCGTTCCAATCTTCTTGAACGATTTTGATATACTTCTTACCAACAGTATAGGTGAACTTCATTAAGTTCTCAGTGCCTTCCTTGATTCTCTCAAGTCTAGCATTGCCATACTCACTGGGGAACTGTTGAGCAGATCTTATAGTATAAGTTCTGTAGTCTTCCTCAAGTGCTTTACATAGCAACTGAGTCCACTCAAGAACTCTCTCTTGAATAGTTTTGTTCTTCACATCTTCGTACTTATCGTAAGATGGAGAATCGAATTTAACTGGTGTTAAAGTCATTAGGTAATTCCCTTGAGTACCTTCTTATTATACACGCAGATACAATCCTAGTACATACAGAGTGTGCAGATTGTTATATTGGCATATTCTCTTCTGGATCTGGATTGAGGTAGAATCCTCTCCAATCAGCAGTTCGCAAACACTGATTAAGATCCCATGTTATCTTCCTATTTGCTGCTGTCTGTGATCTTGGTTTATATACCACACCATCACTCATCCCAATAAAACAATGAGTCTTACAATCTTCATCATCAGTCAACTGTAAGACTCTATAATATTTCCTATTGTTATCATCAATAATGAATGATCCTATGTTATAGTTGTTCTCTAACTCTCTCTTCTTAAACTTCTTCTTCTTCTCATCAACCTCTTTGTCAGCAATATACTTTTGCTCTCCAAAATACTGTTCTGTTAATTTAATACAGAGGAGTCCTGTCTTTAATAGAACCTCCTCTGGTTGATACTTCCTTGCCGCCAACCGAGCAGCATAATCCTCTTTAATATTTCCTAACGTCTTAATCCCATCTTCATACAACCGAAGTAGATCATCGTCCATTCACGTTACCAAATGCTATATTATATAGTTACTAAGTGACTGATCTCTTCCTTCCTTACAAATCCACCTTGCATATCATAAAAGAGTTTGTAATTATCTGTGGTAACATAATGACCTTTAAGTTCATTACCATCACAGTGCCATCCGTATCCTCTTACTCGTTCTTCTATTCCGTCAATGCGGAACTTCTTATCTCCTTTAAGATAAGATTCGTATGTCTGGTCTAATGGGATCATTAGTTTACTCCTAGTCGTCGGTTGGGTTGAAGTGAGAACCGAATGAACCACTTGATCCGTGTTCACGATCCTCTAATGTGTCAAGTATACCATCAGCATGTTGTATCGTTTCAATCTGAGAGATCATCTTAGCTATCTCTCTACAAATCATTGGTCGCTCATTACGAGCAGCAAAGGCAAGAGCATTACGAAGACTCGCTTCAGCATCGTCAAGAGAGTCTGTTACCTGTTCAGAAAGTGCCATACGATACAAATATGTTGGTTTAAAGACATATTGTACTGTATATATACAAATTCGTCAACTCTTAACGATTGCTTTATATTATGTGAACCAAGTTATGATACTATATCTAGTTCCAGAGAGAATTGGCATGATCTCATGTGGATACAAAAAGTTAGAAGGGAAGACTACAGCAGATCCTTTAGAAGGTTTAATTATCATATCTCTCTCAAAAAATGCAAACTCACCACCCTCATAATCATCACTCAACATCAATGACATAGAGACTGTCCTTGGACTCTTACTATAATTATCTGTGTGTATGGTATAGAATCCACCTTGATTATATCTCAAGAGATCATACCCACTGTCAGTACTAATAGTACACATAGGGAACTCTTCAATATATCTCTGTGCTGCGACTCCTGCTTTATTAAAAACTATGTTATCAATCTCCTTCCTTCTATCAAAATTCTTATTAACTATATCAGTTGTTGATATGTGTACTATCTCACAGTTCCTAACATTATTCTTAGTATCACCATTACCAACCATAGCATCATACCAGTCACTACAGTCACCATACTCTGCTAATATCTTATCACACTCTTCATCAGATAATATATTATCATACACCTTCACATACTCGTCGAGACTTTTACTCTTTGGTGTATTAAAGTCCTCTGAGATTATAACATTTGCTGGTTCAGCATATAGTGGTGCTTTATGTACTGGTCGCATACTATCTGTCATGACCTTACGATCCTTATTAAAATAAAATGTGGCATACTGTCCTCTGCTTCTAACATAGTGCATAAAGACTTGAGTACATGCATTACCTTTAAACGCATCTCTCCAATGCGGTGCAGTCATACCAAAGTATATCATAGCATCGCCAGGATTCAACTTCACCTCTCTCTTCTCACCTTTAGGTGTCTGTATCCATATTGACCAAGGTGTATCACACTCAAGATTAACTGTTATTGATATCTCACACTCTTCCTTATCAACATGTGGAGTTAGAACTGCACCCTTCTCATATATCCTTGCGTAAGTATATGTTGGTAGCACAGTCTCACCAACCAGTTGAGATACCTGCACATTCTTCTCACATAATAACTCTACAAACGAGATATAATCATACTTACCAAGACACTTATCCACTTGAGGATCATTCTTTATATCATGAGTCACAGCATACTCATTAAAGTCTTCTGATAATGCTGATGCTCTCTCATTAGAGATAAAGTTAGGAACAATAAGATAATTGTTCTCTGTTAATTTTTCATTCATCATAGACCTTCTCTATGTCAAATACATTAAAACTCATAGTAACTCGTTCAACATCACTGGTAAATGGATACACGCAATGTTTAAGATCAGCAGGGAATAGATATATATCTCCTGTCTTAGGAACGACTCTAAATGTTCCTGTCTCTAACCAACCAGTAGGTCCATTAATGAACTCTAGTTGACCTGGACATGGCATATTAGTTTGATAGTCAAGGTTATCTGCTTCTGTAGCAATCACCTCTGGTACATCTATCATAACAACAGCACTAAGGATTCCTCCATGTGCATGAACAGGATTAAACTCACCCTGTTTTTGATAGTTGATCCAAGGACCATCACCAAGATGCAACTTGATGTTAGGAACTGGGTTTGATGGTTTACCTGTTAAATTAGTTTCGAGTCTATTATAACATGTTCTCGCATAATGCAAAACATGAGGATACAATAGATCCATAAACTGTTCTACATCAACCACTGCCTGTCGTTGAGATGCTATGTTACCTGCAAGGGTATTACCTCTATCCTTTCCATTATCTTTAGACTCCTTTGCTGTATTCTGCAATAATCCTAAGAATTCAGATTGTATTTGAGTATGATAAATCATTGACCCAAATGGATGCAATATGCATTTATCAACGCAATGTTCTTTATCAAACCAGAGCATAAATGCCTACTACTTTTGTATATTATATATTATATCATAAAGATATATTATTAGCACTTCCTCACTTATCAGGATTGACTTCCACACCAGAAATATTAAAGGATAAACTAATACGTTCTACATCCACACTAAATGGATATACTCCATGCTTTAAGTCAGCAGGGAAGATAAAGAAGTCACCTGTTTTAGGTACTACCTTATGTGACCCAGAATACATATATCCACCCTTACCATCAACAAATTCTAATAGACCTGCTGCTGGCATATTAGTAGTGCCATGCGACTCATAGTAAAATTCCTCAATCTCTTTTGGTATATCCACCATTACAACAGCACTCAACTCACCACCATGCATATGCAATGGATTAAACTCATACTTCTTTTGATAATTAATCCAAGGTGCTACAGGCATAGTAAAGTGAATCTCCTGTACCACTTCTCCAGATCCACCAGCAGCAGGATCAAGAACAGATGCATTATGTCTCTCATGACATGCTGCGACATATGCAAAAACATGTGGATACACATGATCCACAAATGTTTGTGGTGTACCAATCAATTTATACTGTTCACTAATATTACCTGCAAGAACATGTGACATATTCTCTGCTTCTGTCCTTGTAGGATCTAATGATTCATTAAGGAACTTTAAAAATTCTTCTGAGCATTGCCCATGATATATCATGGGACCGAATGGTTGGAGTATACTATACATCTAACTTTCTAAGTCTGAACGCCAATGCTTTACGTTCACCCTTATCCGTATGAACTACTGGTTGCCCATGATCATCCAAACTTATATCAGTGATAACTGTTCTAACGTTTCTAAACTTACCAACGTCAATCTTATCACCTACTTTTAATTCTATAACAAAAGATTCCATAATCATCTCCGCACAACGGCAGGTACATCACCATCATCGTCATCATCATCTTCTTCATCAAACCAAGGATCAACATTCAATTCTTGAATTCGTTCTTGCAATGATGTATTAAGTGGATCACGTTCTGGTTTAGGGAAGTTAACAACCAATAATTCATCATCACCATCAATCTCTGCAATCTCAGGATGTTTATTATCACCTAAAGGATTAGGTTTTTTAATATCCTGATCATTTACATAGACCTTAATCGGTTTGTTAATGTCTGATAGATTCTTCCACATCAGAGCAAATGCTGCACCCGCTAATGCGAATGAAGCAAGTCCAAATAGGGCGAATCCAATAGCAGTCATTTTGATTGTTTCTTCTTGTTTGCTCGTCTAATTAGCTTAGCATACTGAACATCCTCATCAGTATACCACTCTGGGTGTTTCTTTGCAACTTTTATAATACGTTTAGCAGTCTTTCTGTAATCTTTCCTCTGTGGATCGTCTTTACCTTCTCTAATCTCGTAGTCGGTCATGTGTTGTCTGTTACTTGTGCTTTGTCATCATCAGCGATAATACCATCAATCTCACTCTCAACATTATTCTCATCATCAAACATTACATCCAAATCAAATTCCTCTTCAAGTGTGCTAAGATCAAAATTCTTAAAGAATGTATCAGGTCTAGATTCATTTGTTAAGAGTTCTTTAGGACTCAGTGGTTTTGATTCCTCATCAGGAGATACCTCCACCACATTCTCAAAATACTTATCATCTATAACATCATCAAATAGAGATTCATCTACCTCACCATCAAATAGAGTAACATCTGGTGTTACATCATTCTCAAACATATCCTTACTACCCTTTGCCACATCCTCAACAACATCTTGGTTATCAAAGATCTGTCTCTGTTCGTCTGCTGTTTGTATTTGAATACGTTCTATTTGTAATTCATGATCCTTCATCAAGAATTCCATCTGTTGTTGATGTTCCTTCTCATGCATTTCAGTTGTTTGGTATAACCTCTGCAACTGCATATCATGATCATCCTTCATATCTTTAACATATTCATCATGATTCTTCTGCATACCATCCATCTGAAGTTCAAGTTCTGCCATTGCTTCTTCCCATGACACAGACTTCTTCTTCTCCTCTTCTTCTTTTCTCTTCTGTGCTTCTAATTGCTTATTAAGTTCTGATTTATGATGATCAACATACTTCACAATATCCTTTAATGCAATAGGAGTATTTGGTATAGCACTATCATACTCTACCCATCCTTCACCATCATCAGTACCATTATCCTTCCATTGTATTGCCCATAGATGCTCAATATCTACAAAAGGCCAATCCTCTGGAGTAAAGAATATACCAGTTCCATCAATTTTAATATAACGATCCTGTTCAATTAATGTAAATTGTTTCATTGTGATCCTCCAAGTTTATGAGTATGGTCATTATCATCATTTGTATCTACCTCAGTAGCATTGATGATCTTTCTTTCTTGCATCATCTGTGCAGCAGCAGATAATACATTAATGTTAGTTTCATTCGCCTTCACCATCTCATTTCTAAATGACTCAACAGCAGCACCAGTACCTCTAGATTGCTGAGAGTTCTCTATTAATAACATAGGTAACCATGTAACAGCACAACCCCACTCATCAACTGCTTCTCCTGTTTGTGGATTAGCACCTCTAATTTGTGTGTACCATGAACAACCAAGTTTTTTACACTTATCTTGTATCAATGGACAAAAATCTTCTGGTTCTAATTTTGCCATACTAAATCTAAGTCAAGTTATTTAGATAAATTAATCCAGTTTACACATTATAACATCAAGGTATTGAACTGCCAAGTTAGAAGATGCTTGATATGTACCTTGAATAGTGCAATCACCACTAAAGGGATGATCATGTGGACCTCCACCTGCTCCTTCTAATACTCCACTAGTATTAGTTGATCCATCAATAACTCTAGCACCAGTATTACTAAATGGTGTAGCAGATGATCCTCCAGTAGGTCCCAAAGTATGAACATGTTGGTGTTCTGGTAACTCTGCTACTGTTAAGGTATGGTCACCAACCACCTTTGGTATACCTGGAGGTGGTACAATATTCTCTGTATTGTTTACTGTAATTGTTATGTTAGCAGTAGTTGATAAGACTGTAGTGAAATTAAAACTACCTGCGGTTGCTCCACCACCAGTTCCAGTCACTACTCTAAGTGCTTTATTATTAACAGACGCATCTGTTATCTGAGTCCATCCTGGTGGTGCAGATGCTTCCCAAAACAATTTCTGCGTACCAGCAGGATACATCCAATAATATGAATTAATGGAGTTATTAGCATCTGCTAAATCAAATTGTATCCCATTCGCAGTTAATCTTGCCATATCAACTAAATGTGCATATTAGTACATCAACATACTGAAGTCGTAGATCAATCTGACCTGCACCATTAGCAGTAAATGTTGCTTGTCCACTGAAGGGGTGATCATGTGGTTGACCTATCTGTCCACTAGGAGATACAACATTACCAGTAGGAGCACTACCCGTAACCCTGAAGTTAGCACCACCACCCGAAGCACTAGCAGCACCACCAGTGAGTGAGTTGTGAGTATGATCAGGTATCTGAGAGATTGCTAGGGTAGTACCACCAACATTACCTGTTACAGTTGTAGTCGCACTAAAAGGTACTGCCAATGAAGATGTAGCATTTGGGAATACTTGTGAGAAGGTCAACCCTCCTGCACCCGACGTACCACCAAAACCAAATCCACCACCAGTACCATTAACAAGTCGTAATGCTTTATCGTTATGTGCGTTCTCTTTAACCCATCCAGTCGGAGCTGCTGCTTGGAAGAATACCATAGCAGCACCCTGCTCTACCACAGCGTATTTAGAATTTAACGAGGTAGAATCACCAAAGGTGACACCCGTCGCTGTAAGAATTGCCGACATTGTATAATGTTATTCCTTTATTCTTTATTTAGCACCTTTCTAGATCCGTCATTTATCCAGAACCCATCCTCAGTCAATTCCCAACCATCATCTTGCATTGCCTTCCAACTACCATATCTCTCCATTGCTTCCTCAGTTAGATTCATCTTGATCCACACGGGCCAAAGTTCCTCTTCAACTTGAGGCATCTGCAATTCTTGTCTACGCTCTAATGCATACTCACGATACATCTCTTGAGTCCACCCATCATTATAAGGTGAGTTTGCTTGTAATTCAGCATCCATCAACTTATAATCAAATAAGAGTTCCCTCTCTTTGTCTGGAGTATCAGTATCCCTCACGTAGACAGTCTTGCCACCATCAGGAGACTCATAGATCTTTGCCATTACATCTCCTCATCACAATGCTTCTCTACAATCTCTTGAATGACTTCACTAAATGCATTACGCAATTCATATTGAATGTCATTCTTATCCTTCTTTAACCTAGTTACAGTTATAGGTGGAAGATCAAGAGTAGCAGTTATCTCCCATAAACCAAGTTCTTTGTTCTTGGTAGTATTAATTTCCAGCATTTAAACTTGCCTCCGCATAGTCACGATTGAATAGATCAAGACCTTCTCTAGTCAGTACACTCTTGTACATATTATCGAATGTCTTTGGTGGTAGTGTTAATACCTGAGCACCATATAACAAGCAACGTGATGCTTGATGTGCTTCTCTAATAGATGCTGCTAAGATTTTAGTAGGCATCTTATGTTCCTTCTGAACACCACAGATTGCTTTGATTAACTCAACACCACTAAAACTATTGTCATTAAGTCTACCTACAAATGGTGAGAGGTATGTAGCACCTGCCTTCATTGCTAAACATGCTTGAGCAACAGAGAATACAAGTGTTACATTGGTTGGAATACCATTATCACTCAATCTCTTACATGCTTTAAGTCCCTCAACTGTACATGGAACTTTAATAGTAACAGCAGGTGAGATTGGGTAGTAAGTCTCTGCTTGTGCTATCATCTCATCAGCAGTCTCAGCGACTACCTCAGCAGATATACTCTCCATAGCAGGATATCTTTGTGCAATCTCTTTGATTACATCTTGTTGAGTACGACCTGATTTAAGTATTAAGGTAGGGTTTGTTGTTACCCCATCAATAAGTCCTGTATCATAACGTGACTCAATCTCTTCTATGTTTGCGGTGTCTAAAAAGAATCTCATTTTTAATTTTAGTAATGTTGTGGAAGACTGCCTTCCAAAAATCATAGGTGTCAAACCTATTCCACGGGATCTTCACAGTGAACGAATCCTACTATTTTAGTCTTACGATCACGATTACTATAACCAATGTCAGCAACGACATCCATTACATGAAGAATATCCTTAACAGATGTTCCTTCTGGTAATCTGGTCATAACAAAATCGAAGTGTGGGAAGAACTGATCAGCAGCGTCAGTCAGTTCTTCCATATTTAGAGGTACTTTATCCATCTTTAGATTTAGATGTTGAATCACTGTTTTTATGAAGAACCTCAAGAGCTTTAATCAACTCAGGTGTCTCTTCCCACTCCCAAATGGACTCTCGTCCTTTATTATCGGTGGTCTTAAACTGTTTAGTTCCCATAAACTATCCTTAACTATCTAAGATTATATCATAATACCAATTGTCCAGCAACATACTCTGCTACGTTGTTATAAGTCTCACACCCAGCATGTGCCATATCTCTACCATAATCCACTTGTGGTATGTACTCTGCACCTATCTGGTTATCCCTAAAGAGAGTGAAGTCAGCATATGATGTATCATGACATAACTGTTGAGCAATCTGTCTGCACAGATGAGAAGTTATCTCACCATGACTCTTATTATATCTCCATGCTAATCCCATACCTGCAACATCCTTTGCCCAATTACCACAATGAATTACCTCATCAGAATAGTATGGTGCTCTACCAGATCCAGGCCATCCAATCACCACACCCTTGGGATTATATCGTGACAATAAACATGAGAGATTATGTATTGTAAATGTTGGTGAAGATCCAGGTACACCCATGTTGATTACAGGATGACCTGTTATATCCTCTAATTGATGTGATATAGTTTCATCTTCAGCAACACCAACACCATACACATAGGAGCATCCCAATACAATTATAGATTTCTTCCAGTGAATCTTAGACCATTCCTTTGTACGATAACCATCAGAATTAACATGATACTCTACACGTTTGGTAGCATACTTCCACTCAGGAGTATAATTCTTCTTAGCACGTTCTTTAGTATCCTGATCATACCAGTCTTTAGTCTCAGGTCTATTACTGATACTAAAGAGATTTATAAATGGGTGATTAAGTTTAAAGAGATTATACTCTTCCGTATAGTTTCTCATAATGACTTACAGGTAATGTTGGATCAGGTTTGGTATATACATCACGATTCATTGGACACATTGAACAAGTTGATTCATCCTCTCTATTTAAAAACTCTTCCAGTTCATCATCAGTACAATCCACATCCAATGGTTTATACTTTAAGTATGGTTCCCACTTCTCTGATAGATTATACTTCTTTGCTTGCATGGGTAAATATGCCAATGCTGGACACTTCCATAGTTTACCCTCATGCAACTGCATCGCATACTTTGAGATACAAACCTCCCAACTCTTCCTAGGATTATTATCCTCGAATGGCATCATTGTATCACCAAATCCTTTGTATTGTCTAACCCATTCCTTATTAGTATCCCAGAACTCCACAGTCACACCAAGGTCATTCTTCCATTGTTTAGCAAGTTGATACCCACTCTTAAACTTCTTGATATAATTTGGATGTTCTTTACTATGGATTGATACTGCTAGAGTAGCACCTGCTGCTAGAAGCATCTGTGGTAATGTAGGATGTAGATGTAATCCAGTTGTATTGGATATAACATCTATATGAGTAAAAGGATCAGGGTATATTGCCCTAACCATATAAACAATCTCAGGCAAATCCTTATTTAATGTTGGTTCTCCACCAAGTATAGTTAATGTCTTTGGTCTTATCCTCTCACTCCAAGCATACAACCAATTCTCTATATCATCTAATGATATATTACCAAAATGACCATGATTAGAATAGTGCGAACATCCCTCACAAGTAAAATTACATGCATGGGTAACGTGTAACTCTAACTGCTCAATGTCATGCATGGTAATTAAAGTTGATCAGTAACCTACGATTTGTATTAGTACATGTAGTTGCTGTATGTCTTGTCTCACATGGGAATCTACAAAATCTATTTGCTCTACTCTCACATTTAGTACCATCTTCAAATAATGTATATCCATCATTTGAATTTATATAATAGATTCCTGTAGTTAAAGTACCTGTAAAATCTGTATGAAATTCATCATCATAAACATCCAACTCACTAGTTCTCATAACACAATTTGCTTTGATCCTAGCAATAGCAGTCATCTTCTCACGTTTAATGATAGGAGTCATTAGATTAAATGCAGAACTAATTATTTGATGTTGTGCATATATTATTTGAGCGAAGTGGAACCTCTCACCATTAGCAGTCCAATCGGTTGATGTAAATGGTATGTACACCCAAGCACAAGAATTGTTAAGAGTACCATCATCCATTGCTCCTGTAAAATAATCATGAATATGGCGATGCTCATGTTCTGCTAGATAATCATCAATTATCTCAATCATCAATGTACCCCGTCTCTTTTAACATATCTATTGCTTCACTCCAACTTGTATCAAGTAACTGCATACAAATTGCTGTTCTCTTTATTGGACCTTTCTGTGATGGTATCAGTGCATGTGGATGTGATACATTCAAAAGATATGCCTCTCCTGGATGTGCCATGAATCTACTAGACTTCTTAAGATACTTATCATGGAATATTGCACCATCAGTTTGGTTAGCAATTTGAACAGTCTCAACATCATCTCTTGGATGATAGAACTGAGTACGCATCCTATCAGTTCTAATATAAAAATTAATTATTGCTTCAATGCCACTATCAGTATGTGCAGGTATCTTATGATTAACTTCCATTAATGATAGAGTACACTTATCTCTATACCTTGATGGTATTACTTGAAGTAGTTCATTCTCTTGTTTTGTCTGAACATATGAATATCTAATTCCAGCAAATCCTATTGGTGTATCAATACCATACTCTATCTTCTTACCACTTTTGATAAGATGATTTATCTGCCATTCCTCGTTTAATTTCTTATACATCTGATTGTAAATCTAGATCAATTAAAATCTCTTCTATAGTACCAGAGATAACATCATTATAATAGAAATCATCTCTTCGTCTATTATACTTTGCTGCTTCAGTAACAACATTCATAATGTCTGGTCTACTCTTTAACCAGTCAAGTTCATCACCAGATAAACTGGATATATCTTTATCCTTAATCTTGTTAAGGACAGTGATATGCATTATGCGTTCAAAACTACTCGGCATTTCTTTTCTTGAAGTATTCTAACTTAAGTGGATCAATAAAGTCAATGACTAGAACACACCTATAATAGTTCTCAGCAACCAATGGTTCTGGATTAACTGGTTGATGATTAATATCTGAATGATGTATCAACAATGAATTCTCATCACCTGGAATAATTATCTCCCTATTATCATTCTCTATAAGTGTACCATAGATTCTAGAAGGATTCCTGAGATAATATATCATTCCAAGATTAAAATATTCATGCTTATGTGTGTTACCATAGTTTATGTATAGTTGATTATCATATAATTTCTGAGTTACACCCTTCATTCTTTTTGCCCAGCATGAAGCAACTTGAAGTTTCTTCAGACTATCATCACCAACTAGATTAGAATAATCATACAGATGCTTTTTAATTAATTTGAAGAATAATCTCCAAGATTGCATATGCCACAACTTCCTATTAACCAAGTGATTAGTAACTTCAGTACACCTATCCCATTTATCCTCATGCTGTTCCAATTCATCCTCAATCTCCTCTACCAATTGATTCCTAACATATGGACTCAATAAATTATATGCTCTATAAATCGTATTACCACAAAAATCAAAATGTTCTACAATTCTAGGATCATCATGTATTGGTGGTTGCCAATCAATTTTCATATTTTCTTTTCCAATATGATACAGGTAGAAGTGGATCTTCTGGTTTAAAAGATTCTACCTTAGCAGGACACATGCTACAATATATCTCTGCCTTACGATAAAAAAACTTTTTAATCTCTGCTTTTGTAGAATATTTATCCAGTGGTCTATACTTTAAATATAGATCCCACTTATCAGATAAATCATACTTCTCTGCCTGTAAAGGTAGGTATGCTAAACCAGGACACTTCCATAGTTTACCTTGATATAATTGAACACACAACTTAGATACACAATTAGACCAACTAGATACTGGATCACCATCTTCATATGGTTCCATGTTATCTCCATATCCTTTATACTGTCTCTGCCAGTTAACAATAGATGGTCTTAATTCTACCCTTGCACCTTTCTTAATCCACTCCTTCATTAAATTATATACAGGTTTAAACTTCTCCACATATACATCATCAGTTTGACTATGAACAGATACACCTAATACTGTTCCAGTATCTACTAATATCTTCCATAAATCTGGATGATTATGTAAAAAGAATCCATTACTAACAATCTCAATATCTGAATGTTTAAACTTCTCTCTAGCAAGCAGCACAAAATCCCCTAACTTTGGATGAAGTGAAGGTTCACCACCCATTAGAGTAAATCTCTTAGGTACAACTTTTCTATTCCAATTACTCATCCACTCATCAGCATCTTCTAGTGTTATACTTCCACTATGACCCTGATTCATATAGTGTGTGCAACCCTCACAAGTTAAATTACAAGAATGGGTTACATGTAACTGGAACTCATGAGGTACTTTAATCATTAGTTCATATTCATTGATAGTATTCTTCTCTCAACATCAGACGTATTGACTGGTACATAATGTGCTAAAGATGTTGGGAATACTATTAGATCCCCTTCCTCAACCTCTGGTGGTATATACTCAAATACATTACCATCAAAGTTATTTAAAAAAGGAGCAACAAATGTGGTTGGTCTATGATATGCTGGATCAAATCTAAGATATAATACTGAACTAAATCCACCAAATCCATGATTATGTACGTGATGAGAATGTGCTCTATTATATTGCTGGAACCATGCAGAGTTTATCCTAATTTGTTTCTCTATACCAAAAACCTTCTTAACTCTTATGAGATCATCCATAAGAATTCCTTCAAGCAAAAAATGATATTGTCTATTAGTATCGTAATCAGTGAGTTGATCACCATCTGTAGTCATATGATGCTTATGAGCATCAAATATCTCATCTAACTTTAATCTTTTAATATCCCAATTCTCTATCTTAGTATGATAGAATGGTATAGCAAACTTCTTTAAATAAGGACCATCGTAATCATCAGTATATATCATGACATCTCCTCCAAATAATTTATCACACTCTTCCTAGTTCTCTTAAGATCTAGCATATCTATTCCTTCACTCTCTGCTTTAGATCTAAGTTTACTAGTAATCTCCTCACTTAAAAGGAAATTAAGTATAAATTGAGATGCTTTAGACATTGTAAAAAGTATACTTCAGGAATAGTTCATCACCCTTCTTTATATCTTTAATGGTTCTCATATGATATATCTTACCCCACTCCTCTTCTTCAAATACTTTAACACAGTTTGGATCTTCACTATGATTTACAAACCCACCTAAAGGAGTTCTCATAATCTCTTCATCCACCACTACATGTGATATGCCAAGATAAACATCATCTGGTATATCCTGTGTAGCAAATAGTCCTTGACCTGCAATAGGACTATCTTTAACGTGTAAACAATCAGGTAGTGCTTTGTACATCTTCTAAAGTCCTTACATATTCTACTACTAAATCACGAACTTTCATTAGTTCATCATAACACCCTTGGTTGTGAGCACAACCTCTGAGTTTAGTATCTGGTTTGTATAAAGACTCTAACATTAAAGTCTTTCCACGATCCCACTTCTCAGCAGCAGTTTCTTCTTTCATAGTTACTGTAGTTTTAGTCCACCGACAAGTATTTTTTTAGAATCAGAGAATTTTGCTGAGTGCTCAGTGTCGGAAGTAAACACCAGAATCTTATTCCTCTTTGGTAGTATATGTTCTTCAATATCATCATAATGTAAGACAGTTACACCATCCTTACAATCATTGAGATAAAGAATAAATGAGAAGTCCTCATTATGGTCATGACTATGGCGAGACATATACCCACCAGCATCATAACTTACCAAATGTAAGTAATGATAAGTCATTTTCTTAGAACTTACTGCCTCAACTATGTCCTTCAAATACGCAATGTATTCATCAAACACAGGATCTTTTACAACACCTAGAATGTTAACAGTAGCAAAGCAATCTTCTGATAGAGAACTGTAAGTCTCATCTCGATAAAACTCACTACGTACCATAAAATACTTTAACCACTGTTCAAAGTATTCTGTGATATCCCTCTCACATTCTAGTACAATATGCATCAGAGATCAAGATGGGACTTATAATCCTCATCTTTAAATACTTCTTCATACTGTTGGATGAGAGTATCTCTCATATCATGGAATGGTGTTACATCAGTATCTAGGTCATCACCAAGATTAAAAGCATCAACTTGTTGCATTGCCTTATGAGCAGCACTTATCATAACAATTAATCCCATTCTATCAACAGTAATGTTGACTAGAGTATGCTTTGGTACTTGAGACTCAAACTTCATTACTCCTTCTGCTTCGCTCATGATTCTACTCTCCAATTAGTGTCACCTTTTTTATTTACCCAAAAATAATAGTCTCTATTGAGAGACTCCAGATAATACTGTTCGTCTCTAACATCTTTTATTCTACATGAATGGAATTTATCCATTTGGTTTACAAAGACATCCTTTGCAGAATCACTTTGAGGTGTAACACAAATGAACTTGGTTTTGGTTTTCATGGTAGGATTACAGTTCCTTGTTTAGGTAGTTTACGATGCTTTGCTATAAAGTTACGAGCAGACTGTTCATTCCTGCAAACTTTTAACATCTCACCCTCATGTACAATCATGAGTTGAGTCATACTGCCAGCATGAGGGACAGCATAATAACCATCTCTGGTTGCAAAACCCATTTTAGAATCTTTGTAAAAATTGTAAATGGATCTTAGTTCTTTTTCACTAGTCATCTTGCTATCCATCCTTGGAATAATATATACAATCCAAATGATAACATTAGGAATGTAATTGGGAAGAATGGTATAATAGTAATTGCATACAATACTTGTACTATTACAATAACATAGAAAATCCACATAATCCACATACCAATTTTATTATGCCTACTCCCACGTTTATAGGGGTGGC